ATCAAGTTGTTCTTTTTCCATAGTTAGTTGTTTTTTAGAATTTGACGGTTGTGCGTCAGATGACGCTGCGTTTACACGCTTATCTTCTACTATATCTTGTTTTTTAGCACTAGGCATGGTGTTCTCATCAATTAACCCTCTTGAAATCCCTACATCTGGTGCTGCTGGCGATGCAACAACACTTACCTCATGCGGTTCCCATCTTGTAGCTAAAAATGCGTTACTTCCTTCTATTTCTCTTTCTTCCATTTCTAAAATGCGATAACCAACGCTAATTGAGGATAAAATGCCATCATCTATATCTCTTTTTACTTCTTGTGCCTTTGCATTCCGACTTAATTCAACAACTGCCCTACCTTTTTTCTTATCTTTGTCCAAATATGCATTACGAACGATACCAATAACAGAATCCATATTATGATTCCATAATACTGGGGCTACCCCTCCATTTAATCTACTGAAATCAATAGAACCCTCCTCATGGCTTAGGATCTCAGTACCGAAAGATCTTTCTACAGGATATTCAGAACTAAAGCTAAATTCATATGTATTATCTTCCTGTGCAGAAAAAGAAGTTTCACCGCTACGTTTTAATACAGTTGTAACACTTCTTAATGTATCTATCTTAGTTAGTGTGCTGAATTTATGACCAACCTTTACATCTGTTGCCTCATACTCTCCGTCATTTTCTCTATAAACAGTGATTAATGCAGCGGGGTCATCTTCTGTTCCTGTAATTTCAAAATCAGAATCAGGTACATTTATAGTTCCATCACGTTCAATAGAATCTATAACACCTCTAGCAGTACCGCCACTTGCACCCCATCTAACAGAATCACCTACTGATAACTCATCTGGTTCTGCACGTTTAGCTTTTGAGCGTTTTGTTTTAGCCATAGAATCATTATTTCTTAATTCTTGTATTCTAGCTGATTTTGCATCAGAAAAACTTTTACCTGCATCACCACCCCATGCAGCCCACGCTACTCTGCCTTTACTTGGGTAGCCATCCTCATCAGGTGTAAAGCCTTGTCCAGTTTTATCTGATTCATGTCTTGCAAACCACGCTGACATCTGAATTACTGTATCTGGACTTAGTTCATTACCGCTTAATATTTGTGTTGCTCTTCTTGCTGCAACTTCTGTACCACCTGCCTCACCTTCTGACTTCCAATCTTTATATCGTTGCGCCTCTTCTCTCATACCTGCTGTAGGCATAAGATCTATTTCTGTACCATTAATAACTGCCATCAGAACCATCCGCTACATTTTCTGCATCCTCACCTGTAGGTGGTTCTGTATCACCAAAAGGATCAATAGTACCTACTGGTTTATATTGTGAGCCACCTGATTTATTAGTAGCTGATGGATCACTATCAGTAATAATATTTAGTTCATCAAGTTTTGCCAGTTCTGTCTGTCTTGCAATTAATAACTCTTCAATGTCTCCACCACTTTCACTTACTACATCTGTTAATGTCTTAAATCCACAGCGAACTGCTTCTTTTTGTGCAGCTATTTCTTTCTGTGGGTCAACATAGCTATAACCTCTACAAACCCACCTAACCTTTTCATATACTTCGGGTGTTGTTGAATATGTTGGCAATGACAATGTGCCACTTAATACTGCCATTTCTAACCATGCTTCAAATATAGGTTGATAAAAACTTTCTTTTAACATCTTCTGTATTGTTCTCCAATGGTCTCTATCCTGTAGCATTGCAAGGCGGCTGCTACTGTAGTTAGATTGCGAGTAGTCAGAGCTGATAGCTTCAAAACTACAGCCTAAACCGCTTGCCATGCTTCTGAGCATTGATCTAACAAATGGTTCAAACTCTCCATTAGCTTTATCTAAATCAGGTACAGATATACTTTCGCCAGGTGCTAGATATTTAAAAGAACCAGGTTCAAATCCGCTTACACGTTCATAATCAAATACTTCACCACCTGCATCTAGTTCTCCTTCTGGACTTGTAATAAATCCCATTAATGCACTGCTTGCACGTTGCCCTACAACTGTTGCTTCTATATAGCCATCTAATTGATGCAAATGATTTATACCACTAGCTAAAAAAGGTATTCCTCTATGCTGTCCTGGTCTTAATGGTAAAAACAAATGTACAACATCTTTTGCAGCTACAATAATATGCCTGTCCTCTTCTGGTATTGTTGCAAAATTAGTATCACCAGGGTGTTTTTTAAGAAATGCATAACTCACAGCCCTACCTTCTGGACTTAGTTCTATTCCTAACCTCCATACATTCTTATTATTTTTAGTAGTGCCTTTATAATCTTCATCTAACTGTTCTGCTTCTAATATTTCTAATGAAAAAGGTATTTTACTTCTTCCATAAGCTTTTCTATGAATAACAATAAAACATTCTCCGCTTTCTATCATTGACCTAACAGCTAATCTTTCCAGTTCAGAAAAACAAAGAACACCACGTATATCACAACTATCTTTTCTACCCCATCTACTCCATTCACTTTCTATACTCTCATTAATTCTTGTATTAGGTGTTCCCCCACGCTGACTTTTAATTTGTGCTTGCATTGTTACACCTTGACCTACAATTTGATTAGTTGCATATCTTATGGCCTGTGATGCATAATTATTATTACGGACTAAATCATGTACACGTTTTCTAAGAGTATTAATAGAATTTTTATAACTTTGATCAGGTGAAGATAAAGGTGTAACCCAACTCATATTAGTGCGATCAAATTTTGCACCCGAATACATTCTTTTTAAGCGATTCCTACGCTTATTTACGTCATCATTAGAGGAAATTAAGCCCCTCCAAGCATTAATTAGACCCATTTAAGTTACCTAAAAGCGTACATAGAGGTTTTTAGGGTCTCCTAAACCCTGACTAATTAAACTATACCGCTTTTCGCTTGCAACTCTACTTTTTAATTCTGCCCTAAAATCTCTTAATTTATCTAATTCTATTCTTTTAAATGTTCTATTACCAATACTATATTCTTGTGCTTTATCTTCTACCATTGCTCTAATTGCAGCTTCAACACTATCTAAATCTTTTTCTGTTTGTGTTCTGTTATCAATTCCATTTGCTGTACCGCTATAAATTAAAGATTGCCTTACAATTAATTGACCATCACCTAATGTGAATACTTCACCACTTTTTGTAGCAATTGCTGACCAATACCAATCACCTGCATCAAAATTACTACTGTCTGTAGCACTTATTGTAAATTGCCAACCACTACTGTCTTGATATTGAGTACCAGTTGCTATATGTGCTTTATTATATTTATTAGTACGTAAATAATATTTTAAAGTCCAATCAGGACTACTTATAGTGTCATTTAATCCAGCAGTAGTTGCTTCATCTACCCATTTTATTGTCGTACCAGCAGTTATTTCATAAGGTAAATCAGATTTCCACATAGTTTTACCAGTAATTTACAAAGTCAGTTTTACGTGTTGTCTTTATTGTACCTTTTTTTTGTTTAACTACATTATCTGTTTTATTTAATTTATTTTCTAATAATCCCCAAACTTTATTTCTAGGGAATTTACTTATATATAAAACCATTGCTGCGTAACTATATACCCAACAATCTAAAGCTTCATTTCTTTGATTAGGTTTCTTTACCCACATTGCAACCTGGAAACCTGCTCTATTAGTTTTTAACTGTTGTCTCTCACTTGTTATCTGTTTAAAATATTCTTCTCCTGTTGTTGCATGAAAATGAATATAAGCAATACTATCTTCTTTGTTACTTTTTAATCTTCCGACTAATGTGTTTTTGATTGTATCTGAACCTACTGGATAAACTAAAGCTCCTTTTTTTAAACTGTTGCCTTTTATGTTTATATCTACTTTTGTAGGTTTTCCTATAGGAGGTTTATTTCTTTGAGATTGTCCTTTTATTGCGATTACTCCCTGTGCCTGCCTTTCTCTTGCATATTGATAAACTTCGGAAGTATGTAAACCACCTGAGTCAATAGCTGTCATAACAGGCTTTACTGTTTTACCATTTGCATGCTCATATTCTCTATTTATAAAAAAATCCAACTCTTTCCATACTTGTGGTTGATGAGGATCACCATCTATTACAAAATGCTCAATAAGCCATGACTCCTCATTAGCACCCCATCCCCATGTACTGACTTCTAATCTATCCTTTTGGCAGTCAACCCCTTGAGTTATTAATAAAACTCCATCAGGGCATGAACCCTCATCATATCCTTCACATCTTTTTAATAAACCTTCAGCCGTTAATGCACTTTCAAAATCATCACTCCAAGTTTCTGATAACCGAGTATTTACAAAT